AAACATCTGGAGAAGTAGCATCAGTAACAAAGTTTGTCAGCCTATTAACTGTTTCATCTTCTACATACCAACCATACTTTGGTGACAAGATAATATACTCTGTACCGTTCCAAATATGAAAACTTCCGATATCGTTAGCATTTGCTTTAATTAAATAAGCATACCCAACAACAGACTGCTCAGGAAGCAAGGCTACATCGCTATATGTCTCAGCAAATACAAAAGTATCTCTCCATTCGTCTGGGACAATTAGTCCATAAGCAATCTCAACATAGCCATCACTCTTTATAACAGAAGAGCCGTCTTTTCTTTTTACCGCTGGATCAAATGATATTACATTCTCCCAGTTGCCATCCTTGAGGAACTGGATTTTCCACTTGCTAGGAGTTTTTTGATTTGACTCACCAAAAAATGGATCAATGTACGACCCAGTAGATGAAGAAAATGGTCCAAGATTCTCAGTTCCAGTATGAGTTTGCATTTTAATAACAACTCTATTTGCTGGAACTTTTTCTTTATAAACAACAAAAGGAACTGCATCTTCTATAGAATTTTGAGAACCTCTAACCTTTGAGGCAATTCCATATTCTTGACCAGACTCTGTTCTGTATGAAGTCCAATACTTAAACTTATCATTTTTATCTGACATGTAGTACCTTGGTCTATCCGCCATGAATAAGTTTGGATGGTGAACCATTGTTCCATTATCTTTAAAAAACACAGCCTTATTTATTCCAGACCGTGGTCTGAACTGTCCAAAGCAATCTTCTAGGGAGTATAGCGTTTGCATTTTTTCTTTTTTGTTTAAAAGAATTGTGGGGATATCATCATTATCAAAAACACCATCCACAACAACATCTGCATCTGTTGCCCCAGTGTAAAAGTTTCCAGCATCGTTAATGTCAAAACTTGTTGGTAAAGAAGCATAGATAGAACCTGACTGAGTTGGTCTGTATCGATAGTTTCCTATGTGCTTAATGTTGGTTGGAATATTCATATTCCACTCAGCAGTTATAACTGACTTATTTCTTATTGTAGAAGATGTTTCTAAAAAATTCTGCAGATCTTTATCTTCAAACATTATACTTCTTCCAAAGTAACTGAGACATTCCAATAATCAAAATTGGCTCCTCTTTTTTCTACTGAATAAGTAAAACTAGAAATAAACATTTCTACAAGTTGATTATATTGTGCTAGGTGGTCATATGGATTTTCTTTACCCTTAAATACACCCTTCTTGTCATATGCAAGGAATACCCAGAAAGAGCCTTTATGTGCATCATACCACTCAAGCATATCTGCTCCACCTGCGCCACCATCTGTCGTGTATGACTTATATGGAGACAAACCTGTCTCTGGATTAAAATTAGGTACGTCTGAATGTGACCTAGAAGGAATCATATTCCAACTTGTGCTAAGTTTCATCTTATCTGCAATATGATATGACCTCATGCGACCATTGATCATTCTTTCCCGCTTTTCAATTCGCTCATCTGAAAATTCTAGAGGGGATCTATTATCGTCTGTAAGCATTAAAAATTGATCTATAAGAGTTGGATCCTCTTCTGCTGTTGAATCAGCACCAACCTCTAGACCATATGGGATATACAAACCATTTATTAGGGTGCCAGAGTTTTCAGACCATAGCATACCGCTAGGCCTATTATACTTTTTACGACTCTGCATATAGGTATATCTTGGATCAACATTATCTGCCATTTATTCCAACCCCCCTAATTCTTCTATCCTCTACCTGCTTAATTGTCGACATTACTGCCTGTGCAATCTCGTTTGGATTTGCATCTGTCTTTGCATTAACAGTTAAGGTATATGTATTATTATACACTGCTCCACCAGTTGAATCTCCATTGTTGATCTTCTTTAAATTATCTATTCCATATGAGTCTACTGCATACTTGCTCATTACAAACTCTCCTGGAGTTAGCATTGCTGGAATTTTGTCTGTTCCCTTTGCAAAACCGCCAGCAGCAAAATACTTAGGAACAAATCCGCCCTTTGATAAGTATCCATACTTTGCTTTTCTTTCAGCAACAATATCTGCTGCTGTTTTTGCTGGAACTACAGGAGCAAGATTTAAGTATGATCTTTCTGCAGCAGACAGAGTTTGGCCAGACATTAATTTAGATAATGCTACACGACCATCAACAGATGAACTAGAAGAGGTTGTGGGAGCCGCTACAGGTGGTGTGGTAGTCGTTGTAGGGGCTGTGGTTGTTGTGGTTGGCGCTGTAGTAGTCGTTGCAGTAGTAGTTGTTGCTGGAACTACTGCTGGGTCATAAGCAGCACCAACAATTGGATCATTTCCACTTGCTTGCTGATTATTGTATCCTTGAATCAACTTATTCTGAGTATTTAATCCAAGTTGCATAGACTCAATAAACTTTTTACTGTTGATCATAGCAAGATCAACTTGGTTTTTAATTGCTTCCCAAGCATCTTTGGTCTTACCAAGCACAGTTAAACCTTCAATATCCTTATCCAACTGAATCTGTTTTAATCTAACAAATTCTTGCGCTGGCTCTATTTTCTTTTCTTCTAGGTCAAAAATTTCATCCTGAAGTTTCTTAATATCCGCTTCAAGTTCTTTTCTAGTTCTGTAAGATTTTGTAGTAGGGTCGTATGCTTTAACTGAATCGAGTTCGTACTGTCTAGACTGCTCTACTGCATCCTTCTGCTTTGTTACAGCATCTGCAGCCTGCTGTGCTCTCATGTCTTGTGCTGCCTTTGCTGCTGCTGCAATATCTCCAGATGTTAGGGCTTCAGCAAGTGTTAGTTGTCCTCTTTGTTGATTAGCAATAGCAGCATTAGCCTTTTCTACTTCATCTAATGCTCTAATTCTTTCGTCATACTTTTCGTTAATCTTTTGTTCTTGATCTTCAATAGCCTTAAGAGATGCTTCTTTATCATCAATCTTGTATTGAATTCCAGCAATAGTATCTTGTGCTTCTTGTATTATCTTATTGCTTTCTTTTGTATCTAACTTAAACTTTATCTGAAGAGCACTCTCTTGTACATCAAAAGCCTCCATAGCATTCCCAAAGCCTTCATCAAACATGTCCTGCATATATCCGACAGTGCTCTTTAGTTGATTTAATCTTTCATTAAAGTCACTTATCATGCTATTTAATTCTCCCTGAGCAGAATTAATTTGTGCAGTAGTAGCACCCCTCTTTATTAGACTGTCTACCTTTGCCTGTTGAGCAGCAACAGCACTTTCCATTGATCTCAAGTTTTCATCAGACCCAATTGCAAAAGCAGTTTCTGAACTATACTTGCTTCTAATTCTATCCTCTTGGACTCTATCTTTTTTAAATTGAGCAATGTCTGTTTTTACTCCCTGAATTGCTGCTGCCTTTTCCTGTGCTTCTGTCAAACCCTTATATCGACTAATTAAAGTTTTTAGAGTTTTATCATTTACTCCGTTAGCAATTGCTTGAGCAATAGTCTTATCAGTTATTAAATCATATGCATTTGCTACTGGAACCCCAAGGCCTGCAATTCTGTCAAATGCTTTGCTTTGATCAACAAGAGCCTTGGACTCTGCTTCCATACTAGAGTTCCAGTCACCCATAGCGATTGAGTTCATAGCCTCTTGAATATTTTTTGCATCATTCTTTAGTCCAACAATGTTTCCCTTATTGTCAAACTTAAATAGCGAGTTCTTTCTCTTTTCATATTCCTTTGGATCCATACCAACGATAAGTTCAATAAAGTCTTGACTACCACCTAATTTTCTAATATCATTCTCTATACCGCTGAATACATCGATTGTCTTCTTCCCACCAAATAGGCTATCTAAGGCCTTACGAGAGGCACTCCAGCCTTCTGTAACCTTAATCTGGTTCTTTCGTACATCTCTAAGTTTCTTTACTAGATCATCAAGTGGTGAAGACTCCACCTTCTTATCAGTATTATCAGTATTGGTTGTTGGCGCATTTGCTGGATCAATTGTAACACCGTCCACAACTGCTTTTCTTCCTTGAGCCTCTATATATTTTTGTACTATAAAAGACTTGCTTCCCTTAATATCAGGGTTCTCTTTACGCCAAGCCTTAAAATCTTCACTTTCTAAAATTTGTGGTTCTGGAACATTAATTAATGATGCAATAGTAGTAGTGTAAACCTTTTGTTGATCTTCTTTAAGAGTATTAAAATATGCTTCATCAAATGCTGCGGTACCCTTTACCTCTGGCATAATTTCATAAACTACTTTTGCAATTAAGTCTTTATTGCCTTCAATGCTATCTAGCATTGTATTTAACTTTTCATACTCATCTTTGTTTTTTGGATTTGAATAATAACTAACCATGACATCTGAAGGAATTACTGCATTAAGATTATTTAACTTAATCATATTTTTTGCAAAGTCAAGAGCATCTGACTCTTTTTCAAATGCCTTGACTCTTGTAATAAATTCTGTTTGTACCTTTTTATTTACTACCTTATCTGCTCCAAGAATGTTTTGTGCAGCAACACCAATTGTTTCTGATGTTGAACCGCTAAATCTAGTAATGATATCCATCATCATAGGAGCCAAATCTTTATTCTCTGCTGCCATACCTAAAAGACTTCTAAATACTGATGGTGGTATGTCACCACTTGCCATTTTTGCCTGAATCAAAAACTCTTGGCCACTGTCAATAAGACCATCCTTTTGTAAATTTGCTGCTTGCTGATTAACAACATCAACATACGCCAACTGATTAGGATCATTCTTATATCGTGCAGTAGTGGCTTTCTTCATTCCACCCATCATTGCTTCCTGCATTCCTCCAGCGCTGTTATACTGTGAAATAATGTCTGCGTTAAGTTCTCCCTGTTTAGCAGTTAAAGTGTTTCTATCATCAAGATATTTTTTCTGCATCTCATTTGCTTCATTAATCTTGCCTTGCAACTTCAACTCTTCAATCTTTTTTTCATAGTACATATCAAACGAATCAAGCATTTGCTTATTTTGCTCTAAAGCAATCTTAGAATCTACTGCTGCTGCTGCGCCTAATGCTCCTGCTTGTTTTACAAACTTCTTTGATGCAAAGTATGCTCCGATGCCTCCAACTGCTGCACCAATACCTGCTCCAATTGTGGCTCCAATACCTGCAGTAATAACAGCGAGTGGCCCACCTACTGCACCAAGTGCACCACCAATCATTCCGCCAATTCCAGCACCCGCTGCTGCGCCTCCTAGTGCTGATGCTGCGACGCCAGCGATCTGCATATTCTTTTGTCCTGCAAGTTTGGTTATTGGCCCACCTAAACCTCCACCACCATTTTTTGCATTATCAGCACTCTGTTGCATATTTTTAGCATTTTGAGCAATCATATCAATTCTAACTTGAAGAGGATTCTTATCAAGATTTTCTCCATTTGGTCCTAGAAGGCTTTCTAGTTGAGCAATAACCTTTATACCAATAGACATATCTCCTGCTTGTCTTGCAGCATTAAGAGCCAAACTTCTTGCTTGTGACATATCCATGGCACCAGACATAATAGATGCTGAAAGTTGATTAGTTAAATCTTTTGCTGCAACATTTCCCTTACCTGCAGCATTCTGTTCTGAAATTCTCTTTGTTAAATCTTTACCTTCTGCTGTTTGAATAAATGCTTCACCATATGTTGTTTTACCTGTTGCTGGACCTAACATTGAGAAGGAGTTCTTTCTTCTTAAGTCCATTTGCTCTGACGCAGTTACTTTACCACCAAATTTTGCTATAGCGTTAATTGCACTAGCAGACCCCTTGAACTTTTCACCTTCTTCTAAAACTTTATTTGCTGCTTTATCAAATGCCATTCTTAATGCAACTATAGAGCCAACTGTTGCAGTAAGACCAATTGCTACTGCTGCTGCTGGGCTTTTAAGCATTGGAAGAATCATGGACAAGCCCATTAATGGCATCATAACCTTTTGTGAAATATCTCCGACTGTTCCGCCAGCCATAGAGCCAATCATTGCAGCACCTGATGCAATACCAACTGCTCCTCCTACACCCATTCCTGGGCGCTTGCCAGCATCCATTCTTGCCTGGATCTTGTTTGCTCTTCTTTCCCCATAGGCCTGTATTCTTCCACGAGGGCTTTTTGCATATGCATCTGCTTGTGCTTTTGCTGCTGCTCTTTCATTAATAATTTTTTCACGATAAGCAATTTTTTCTGCAACAAGTGATCGCTTTGCCTGCTTTTCTTCATATCTTCTTATAGATTTTGCATCAGCATCTACTGGACCAGTTCCATAGAGCATTGTTCTTGATGATGCTGCTCTGGCCTGAGTTCTTGCTTCAGATCTTTGGCGCTTCTCTAATTGACGACGAAGAGATTTTGCTTCGGCATCTACTGGGCCAGTACCGTAAAGCATCGTTCTTGATGCTGCTGCTGCTGACTGAGAAAGTGTTGTTCCAATATTTGCACCGACTGCTTTTGCTTCAGCAATAGAGCCTTGTGCTCCAGCAACAATTGCTGATGCAGTTGATGAAACCGATTCTGGAGCATTTGAAAAACCAGGCATGATGGTTTTACCAATTCGCTTAGGACCTTGAACAACTCTTTGATTCTTTTTTGGCTTATCTGCCATTCTAGTATCTTTTGGTCCACCAGTTGATTTGGCCCCTGCTGGCTTAGGAGTTGTTTTTGGCTTTGTTAATTTCCCAGTCTTTTTATCTTCAAGAACTTCATCTGGCTTAACCAAAATAGATGTATGAAGTTTATGTAGATTTCTCCAATTAACCTTTTTTCCTTCTTTAAGTCTATCAACCATTGCCTGGTAGTAAGGTCTTTCTTCAGGAGTTAAATCCATTGTTGACAAAGTTTTTTCTAATTTAGGCAAAACTCTATCAATCTCAGCATTCATTGATCTATGATATTCATCTGCTGTCATGCCCTTTGCAATGTCTGCAGTTGCATTTCCAAACCAGAAAGGTGATCTTGCTGCTGAATTTCCCTTTACTCCGCTTAGATTAATTTTTGCCATTTCTTCCATTGATGGAAGATTTTTTACAAAGTCTCTCTTTCCAGATGCTTTATCAAATACTCCAGAAGCACCTACATCTGCAAGAACGCTGCCACCAAGATTGCCTGCCTTAAGGTCTTTATCTATACGAAGATTTGCTGCGACAAGTTGTCTAAAGTATTCATTTTTTGTGAAACCCTTGCTCATCTTAGCAGGATCAAATGCTGGATCATATGGAGATTCTAAAACAATAATTCTTCTCTTACCACTTGGATCTGTTGGATCAATCATTGTTGCTACTGTTTGATTTGGTGCCTGCAGACCGTGTACATCACGAGCAATCTTAGTTGCTCTTTGTTCTGCCAAAGCGCCCTTTTCATCAAGCATTGGTTTAACAAACACTCTTGAGCCATCTGGCTTTTCGTATAATCCACCAAGACCACTTACTGGGAAACTAAATCCAGTTGTAGGAGATATTTGCTTACCAAAGTTTGTTGGTGCCAACTTTCCAGATCTTGTTTTTGATGCTTCTTTTGCAATATCTTTTAATATCTTTACATTTTTTGCCTGGCTTGGATCTGCTGCTCTCTTTGCTGCTTCATCACTTCTACGCTGTGATGCTTCATCTTGGCTTATTGATACACGATGACCAGATCCAAGTCTGTTCATGTTTACCAAAGTACCGTCATTTAATGTGACAGTTGATGAACCAGTTTTTACAGCACCACTCTTGCTCTTTCTTTCAACAATAGAAAATTCTTTTATAAGTCCCTTATCAACTGCTTCTTGAAGAATCTTTCTGCTTTCTTCTGGTGTTGTTCCAAGACCTTTACCAAGCAAGAACTTTGTAGATGTCTGATATAACTTTTGTGCATCTTTATATACTGTGCTTGAAGCAATATCTGGACGTTCTGCAGGGATTCTCTTTGTAAAGATGTCACGCACTAAATTATCGTTTACACCTTTTATTTTGCCATCTGCAAAATCTTTTTTGATCATTTCGATCATTGCACGATCCATGGCTTCTGCTTGTGCTGCAGGAATTCTAGAAGGGCTCCACTTTCCTGGGCCAAGTCTTTCCCACTCTGCTATAAATGTTTTAGGATCTACTCCTGCAACAGATGTCATTGACTTATTTAGATGCTCTGGGAAAGTGAATGCAAGTTTGTGTAGTGTTGCTGTTGTTGCTGGAAGACCTTGTGATTTTAAAATTGCTTCTATTGCTCTAAGTTTACCCTTTTGATCAGCGGACATAAATGGGTTATCTCTTATTATGTCTGAGATAAGTTTTTGATCACTCTTTCCGCCTACGTGAGTGATATTTGTTTTAACGGCAGTATCTACTCCAGTTGTTCCCTCATTAAATCCTTGAACATTTTTACCTGCAACTAATTGTGCAATCATTGGTCTATTTGCTGGATCTTGTGCAACTTGTGCTGGGATGACCGCCTCGCCAGGTGTAAGCATTGTTGGAACAGAGTCTGTATTTCCAACACCTGGAACCGATGTAGTTCCTGTAGAGTACTTTCTTAGGCCAGGGGCTTTGCCTTTTCCACCCTTTCCTCCAACTGGACCAGTGAACCCTAGTTGTGCAGCAATTGCTCTCTTGTACGCATTTGCTAAATTATTTACTGCTCCTGCTTCAGAAGTAAAAGTTTGCTGAAGTTTTTGGTGAACCTGATCCAACGATGCTGCAACTGCAGATGCCTCTAACTGTTCTTTAGTTAAATAGTTTGTCTGTTCTCCCAATACCTTGCTTGTGTTTCCAGTACGGTTGTACATAGACTTTATACTTACAAAAAGTTTGATTATGTTTGCAGCAGCATTTGCTATCAAACCAAATGTCATCAATAGAATTGGGCCAACACCTGCAACTCCAACAGTAAGCAGAGTAATAAATTTCTTAGTTCCATCTCCAAGATTATTGAACTTATCTAAAACCTTGCCAACAAACTCAACAATAGGCATAAGTGCCTTAAGGAACTGCTCTCCTACTGGAGCAATTGCCACCTTAAGATCTTCCATTGACTTCTTAAACTTGTAGGTTGTTGTATTCTGAATTTTATCTAATTCTCGTTGTGACAAAATTGCAAGTTCTTCTGTGGTTGCTTTTGTAAGACCTAAAACTCTTTGTGCCTGCGTACCCTGGGCTGTTACGTTTTGGAATAATGTAGAAAGTCTTGAGAACTGAAACTTGCCGAATAGTTGCTCAATTGCTCGTGCACGATTAAGTGGATCAAGTGTGTCTAGCGCCTGTGCAAAACCAACAACAGTTGCCTTAATGTCTCCCTTATTTCCTTCAACAATTCCCTTAATATTAATACCAAGGCCAGCAAGCATTTTGCTTGCTTTTTCTGATGGATTAATAAGCGATGCAAGGCCAGACTTGAGTGCGTTAGCACCTTCTGATGCGTTGATTCCGCCTTCTTTCATTGCTGTAAGGAAGAACGCTAAATCTTCTACATCTCCTCCAAGTTGCTTTACAACTGGCCCAGCCTTTGGAATAGCAGTAGTCAAATCTTCAATAGATACAACAGTTTGGTTTTCAACTGCGTTAAGGAAGTCTATCTTATTTGCAAGATCTTCTGTTGCAACACCAAATGCATTTGTTACAGAAATTGTTGTCTCTAGTGCCTGTGCCTGCTCAACACCACCAAGGACTGCAAGACGAGTTGCTTGTGCAACCTGTGCAGTTAGTTCTGCGCCCATCTTACCCATTGCTGCTGCATCAGCAGCCATCTTCATTGTATCTTCTACTGCAACGCCGTACTTTGTATACTCTCTTGCAAGTGTCTGAATTTGTTTGACCATTGCATCTGTTTCTTCTTGCGTTGTAAACATTTCTCCGTATACTCGCTTGAAACGTATTGCCTGCTCTTCAAGTTTCATAAATGTTTTAGCAGCAGTTGTTCCAAGCATTGCTAGTGGAACTGTGAAACCAACCATTAACTGACGACCAGCCCACTGAGTATTCTTACCAAAGTTCAGAAGGTTTGTTGAACCTTGTCTTAAAAGTTGATTAAGAAGTTGCTGTCTTTGTGCAGCGATGGCAGTCTGTGTGCCAAGATTTTTCATATCTAGAGTTAAAGGTCTTACAGCAATTGCCTGAAGTGCACCATTTGCACCACGACCCATTTTAATATATTGGGTCTGAATATCTTTTACACGCTCTCGTGCAACTTTGTTTAATGTTTCAAATTCGGATCTAAAAAATCTACCAAATGTTTTAGTGGCTGCGCCAGTATACCGAAAGTACTCTCTAGAAGTTAACTTGTTACGCTCTAAGGCATCGGTAAAGTGTTCTGTACTTGTTGTTACTTTTCGCATAGATGCATGGAATTGTCCAGTTGCATTTATGCTGTTCATCAAGTTTTGGGCTTGATTTGCTGCTACCGCTGAGGCTGCGGTACCAGACTTTGCCATTTGTGTATGGAAGGCTGATATTTGACGTTGCAGAAGTTTTAGACTTGCTAAAGCATCAGACGTATCAATATTTACATGAATATTGGATTCAACATCAGCCATCCATTAACACCTCTTTATTTAGTTATTTCCAAGATTGCCGAGTAGTGATGCGTCAGAAAGTTTAATTCCTGATGCTTCTTCGACGATCTTGTATACTGTTGGAAGATCTAGGTTTTCTTCTAGGGCTTCCTTGTCTTCTGCCAATTCTGGCTTGTATTGTTGCATTGCGATTTGTACACAGTCCATAAGCAGGTCCATAGATTTTTCATTATCTTCTGCTACCTTTGCAATATCTTCAAACTTCTTCATAAATGGACGAAGTAGTGAGATCTTTAGTGGTCGGACCTTGACCTTTGTGCCGTCAATTAGTGTTACTGTCTTTTCTTCAGTGGCGGTTGCCATTTATTCCTCCTTATAAGGTTTAGTCAATTATACCACAGGAGGGGCCTATTTTTTACTATTAATAAGTTTCATAATCAAGCCCCATGCCTATACCAAAACCAGCCCTTTCAGCATTCATGCCTTGTAAAGCCAGAATATCATTTCCATTAGTTGTTGCACCCTTGCTAAAAACTCTAGCCTTCATATCTTCCCATTCGTTTCCGCTACCAGAATTTTTATCTAGATCAACACCCTGCATGGCAGCAGAGAACTTTTTGTCTGAATAATCTAATTCTCTTTTTATTTGTAAGGTTGCAGTTAGTTCTTGCATAGATAAAGAAGACTCTAATTCATTATAATCTTTCCATATTCCAAGCAAAAAAACCTCAGACTCTAGTTTTGCCAAATCTAATGTATCCCAAGTGGATCCACTTTCTACTGCCTGGTTCTTTACCGTGTCTTCAGATTTCTCATTAATTTTAATTCCCGCTGCTATATCAATTATTTCATATATTGTGGGCAAGTCTAAGTTATCTTCTAACTCTTCTATAGTCTTTATAGAAGGACAATATTGCTGCATTGTTACAAGTGCACACTGTGCAAGAACAGCAATTGATTCATCATCTGTTTTTGCATCTTTAATTGTTTCAAAAGTTTCTAAGAACTCTCTAAGATATTTTATTTTTAATGGGGCAGCAGTAATAATACTATCATCTATTAATGATATTTTTTTGGTATCATACACTTTTGTTGCCATTATATAAGTATACCAAACAGAAAGGCCCAACCCCGAAGGATTGAGCCTCTCATATATTAAGTTGTATTATGCTGATAGTGAGCGGTCTACGATCTTACCGTAAGACGCATTATCATTTGGAAGAAGACGGAATGAAACTTCAAACATTGTTGCTTCATCACGCTTTGCTGATACTGTTACATTCTCAATTGAGAGTGCACGGTATGCAACATAAATTCTTTCCTTTGGATCTAGAGAAGATCCAGAACCTGGACCTACTGCTACAAGACCACGCTCTAGTGGAACGTCGCCAATGTCACCTGCAGACATCTTGAGTGTTGAAACTCCTGATGCTGAAGTAAGATCTGTATCGCTTCCTGCAATCGCTACTAGAAGGTTTTCTAGTGTTGCTTCTGCAAAAGATGTATTTAGATTAACTGTCATACCTTGCTTGAAAAGACGAGCAACGTCGAGAAGTTGATCTACCGCTACATCACCAAAATCTGGCTGGAATGCGAGTTCCAAACCATTTGATGTATAGCCGATATTTGTGTAATCTTCATTCTCTGACAAAGTGTCTTTGTATGAAGTTGTTGATGCAGTAAAGACTGGAAGGTCTGACGATGCTTGAAGGTCAGTTATCTTGTTAGTCACTGAATCGTATCCGATTGGACCTGCGTCATGCGTAAAAAGTGCTGCTGCACCTACGATGATATTGCTACTTGAACCACGGCTGTATGCCATATATTTCACCTCTTTCATTTTATTAAAAGGGGGTTGTTTCCTCACCTTAATTATACAGGCTTTTTATTATGGATTTACTGGGTGCCAGTCGTAGTCTATTATTATCTTATTCCCCGCATAAGTACGGGCTGTGCCAAAATCGACAATATCTCTGGTTTCTTCCAATTGATATATCTTAAAACTATGGAAATACGGAACATAGAATGTACCATGCCCAGGGATAGCAGCAGTTGGTCTATTTGTCTCTGGCTCTTCTTCTACTGTTAGTGTTGATTTAATCCATTGGTTTAGGTCCTCTGCTGACTCATCTCCACGATCCAGCAAGTCTTGAACCTTTTGAGTAATCCGAATAAGGTCTGGAACAGCATTTTCTTCTAAAGCGTTAAAATAATAAAGAAGTTGTTCACATTTTATATGTGGGAAAGGCATTCTTCTCATCTTAAACATTCTGTCATAAATGGCAGCATTTCCATTAAAAGTAAATCTTGTTCCTTCTGTTAGATCATCAATAGAAAATCCTTGAGCCAAACCTGCCATATCTGTAGGAACAGTTGGGAACATTGGTACAGCCCCAAAATCTGGTCCAAGTTTTTGCTGCAAGAACGCATTAATAAATGATGGAGGATGATCAATGACAACTGACACTATGCACCAACTCCTGCATTAGCAATCCAGCGGTATCCTGTAGAGACGCCCTTAGACCTGCCAACTCTTTTACCTGCCTGAATGTTCTTTTTATATGCTCTTGGATTTTCAAGATACTGGGCAACCCCGCTTACTCTTAAAAATGCTTGAGAGAAATATCTATTAAAAAACATATCAAATACTTTTTCAAAACCGCCTTGCACCTCTGTTCCTCCAGGATTATCTATTCTTACTTCATTTCTAGTAAACACCATTTCTCCATTTTCTTCAAATGCCAAAACCTGTGCAGCCTTTGGTCTGATGGTAACTGGAATACCTTCTTCCATAATTCTTGCTTTATCATAAAACGGAGTTCTTGATCCATTCTTAACTGATATTGATTGACTAAAGGATGACCTAAAGGACAGCCCTAGGTTGCTAGTTGTGTAAGAAATATCGTACAGTCTTGCGCTTGGGCTTCCTGTCTGGCTCCATTCGTATATGTGATGAAGCATGTTTGGATTAACTCTTGCATTTGAGTCAATAAACTCTTTCATCAACTCTACCGTTTCCATTCCCATTGTTTTTAAAAATACTGACTTTCCTTTTTGAACGCCATCTAGGAATCCTACAGAATAGTTAACTATATTATTCATGTCTTTTTTAAACTGGCTAGAATTAAATATTACTTTCATACATCACCCGTTTGATTCTCTGACCTTCTAATTACCACCTTATATGACTCAACTGTTCCAAAAGGGCCCACAAAAGGCTCGTAGGTGGCTATTTCAAATAGTGTGCCTTTGCCAGACCTTGGACCAGATGTTTCCATATACACAAGGTTTCCATCCTGATCTCTAATATCTGTTATTAATATATTTGTCAAAGAATTTTTGTCATCACGAGAAGAGATTCTAATGTCCGACTTTGTTCTGCCAACAAGCACAGCATTTTGTGTTATATTTATATTTGGCTTAACCTCTTCTTTAAAAGCAGACCCGCCTGAAGAAAATGTACAGGCAAAAACTCTATCTAAAATCCACTGCTTTTTAATTGCACCAAAATCACCCTGCTCAACTATTGGATGATATACCGATGCTTGCAGAGGGTACATAAAGTCTGGACTTTCGCATATCATTAAATTAATCCTGGCCTAAGTATGTTATTAGCATACTTATCTAAAATTTTATCTACCAAGAGATTGCCAGTACCCCCAAATAATGACTTATCAAACTGAATTCTAAACTGATCTGTGTTATAGGATGTAACATATCTCTTATAATAATCTAACTTGCCACACTTTATATCTTCTATTAATACCTGTGTAGCATACTCTACATCTGTAGGAATTGTCTTATATCCAGTATCAACAATAAATGTGTAGTCATACCCTGCTGGGAAGCCAACTGACTGAAAACCATAGTACCCAAGATCTCCTCTTGCCGAAGGAATATTTGGGGGTGCTTGCTCTGCTCTATTGTATGGATCAGCAATTACTTTTTGTACTGCAGAATTATCTAGTGTTATAATAAACTGATATTCGTTTAGTTCTGGTGTGTTAACATCATAAACTAACTTGTTGTTTTCATAAACCTGCAAAATTTTATTGGTGTCATACCACAATGGGAAGTAGTCTGTTCCCTGTCCAGTCGACTGAATAATTTGTTTATGGTTGTAGAAACCATTTGGAATGATTGTATCAATGATTGATCTTGCAACTAACTCAAGCATTCTGTATTCTGTAATCTCTGATGCTGTTGTAGCAAGTTTTGTGGCATTAACGTATGGCCTTATGATATCAAGATTTTCTTCATGCAAAGTATGTATATGTTCTGAGTCATAAAATTTAATATAAAACTTTCTATCATATTGAACTTTATCTAGTGGCAATTCATATACAACCACTCCATTTTCATCAGAAGTAACTTCTGTTTCTATTACTGAGTGGTCCACCAGATCCTCAACATACTGAATATACGTATAGTTTGGTATAGGTAAATTCCAGGTAGTTGTGATAGGATAAGGTGGAACTCTCATTACTTCCATTGGCTATTACCCGAAAGCCTTCTTTACTTCTTCTGGTGTTGCCAAACGAACATGTGATCGTGTTAGCCATTGATCTGCAATTTCTTTTGTAACAATGTTGTATCCTCTAGAAACTTTGCCGACACCCTGCCATGCAACGTTCTTGCTTGAATGGATTGCCACCTTTTCTTCAGAATCTTCTGGCTTTGCCTTTTCAAATGAGCGTGGCTCTGGCTTTGGTACTGATGTAGTACCCATGACTCCATTTTTAACTGAGCCTAGGTGCTGTACCTCTGGCTTTGATTCTTCTGCTGGGGCTGGTGCCTCAACTGGTGTTTCTTCAACTACAGGCTCTGCAGGAACTTCTTCTGCTTTAGGTGCTTCGACAACTGGTGTCTCTGCAGAAACTTCTGCTGCTGCTTCAGCAACTTGTTCTGGTGTTGACCAGTATCCTACTGAAGTCTCTTGCTTTTCTTCTGCCTGCTCTGAAACTTTGTTATTATTTTCCATTTTGTATCCTCCTTGTTTGTATTATATCACTAAAGTATTAAGGGGGACAGGAGAGTGAACTCCCGCCCCCCATTAAAGGTACTGTTTACAGATTACTCTGCTGCAGCGTCAGCGAATGCAATTGCATCCTGCTCTTCCCACTGAATACCGAAGCGAACGAAGACTGTATATTCTACAGTGTCCTTCTTTGGCTTGTATTCACGGTTTACGGTGATGTCACGCTGGAATCCCCATACACGGTTCTGTGGGAATGTCAAATCGACATATCCTGCAGGGTAGTATGGAACTTCCTGTACATCGACACCGAGGACACGAGTTGTACGTGCTCCACCGAATGTCTGTGCTGCGCCATCAAGGTATGCCTGACGGTTTGCAGGTGTACCTGCTGGAGTACCAGCAAATGCTTCTGCAATTGCATCAGCCAAAGTACCATTGTTCTTAATGATACCCTGGAATGCGTCTGTACCAGCATAGAACTTCAAGTTAGACTTGATAGCACGATACTTACGTGGCATTGCAAGGATGATCTTCTGCATTGCATCAGTTGTCCAGTTATCGTTAGATACTGTAACTACTGCTTCGTGTGCATCTCCATCATTCTTTACATGGTTTACGAAACCATTCATGATTCCGAGGAATGATCCATCATCTGAATCTCCTGTACCATTAATTGCAAGATCTTCGATATCGTTACCGAAAGCGTTTGTCATAAGACGAACGATGTGATCTTCGAGTGCTGCACCTTCGATGTTATCTTCTAGTGCTTCTGCAGAAACTTCCCAGTCAAGACGAATCTTCTTTGTAGTCAATTCAACCTTTGAGAATGTTGCTCCTGCGTTTGTGTAGTCGCCAACTGCTTGCGCTGCTGCACGGATTACACGCTCTCCGACGTTTACCTTTTCGAGTTCCATTGTATTGGCTCTCATAGTAACACGACGGCCATCTTGGGCGAGAATGGTTGCATCCCACACGTAGTCAATAAAACGACGTGCCTGCTCTGGGCGTAGGATACCTGATCCAGCCTCACCTGAAGGGTTTACTGCGTTTGGACCTGTTGTAACTCCGTTAAGTGAAGTTGGGATATTACCCAATACACCACCATCAGTGTAGTTACCTGGTACGTTAACTCCTGCTTCTGAACCTGAAGCAAATGCGCCTTGACCCTGGTAGAGTCCTGGTGCTGTTCCGCCAAGGTTACCTGAAGTACCTGGCTGGTTCTTTTCTATATTTTGTTCCGACATATTGTCACCTCCTGTGATTTTTTCTAACTGAATAGATCGGCTGTTTTGAGGAAACTACCGCCCCATAGGGATTTTTCAACCGTTTCAGGTTGATTCTGTACTATCTCGCCGAGATCGCCAGACTTTCGGAAAGCAGTGTCTTGCTCTACAAGTTCCACTCGCTTACCAAACTCATTAAATGCATTTGTTGCTGATGCAATATCTTTTGCAACTGCTTCAAATGATTCTTTTGCTACTTCAACATCAACCTTGGTAGACTTTAAAAGTTCTACTTCTGCTTGAAGTGATTTAACAACTTCTACTAGATCGCTAAAGGCTTTATTGAGACCGTCGTTGATTTCAGCAATTGCTTCTGCAACTACTTCATCTGACTTAGGAGCCATAGGCTTCTTGTCTTCTGCTTCTTCGTCTCCTGGCTTTTCACCAGAAGCATCTGCAGCAGTTTCTTCATCAGCATGTGGCTTTGCAGCCTTTTCTGTTGAATCTTCTTCAGTTGCATCAGACTTTTTATCGCACTTGCATGCGTCCATAGCCATTCCACAATCTGGACATGTTGAAGCCTTTGTGACTTCTTCTGCTTCTACTGTTGCATCTGCTTTTACTTCTGCCTCTGGAGCGACCTCTGTGCTTTCAACTACAACTTCTGATTTTGAAACAATCTCATCTGCTGTCTTTTTTGTTGTTCTTGCCATAAGGTTTTCCTCCTTGTTCATCTTAGAAGTATTAATGCCTTTAGCACTATCAACTAAGAATTTTATCATTTCTGTTTTTTCGTTATCCGTTTTTTCAACGAAACCTATATTTTCCATTTGAGCGCCAGTTGTTGGACTTACTTCTGATTCATTTTCTGAAACCATTACAATTCCTGATTCTTTATCATAAAATACATTTTCCAAAACTGTTTCATCAGCCTTGATCACATTTACTCCGTCAACCTTTTCAACTGAAACGATATTTGCAAACTGATTTGCTGGGGAATCTACAAGACTCAACTCAACAAGATCATATTGCTTAATTACTCTAATTGTTTTATCCAACTTTTCATCATAAGCATCGTCCCACTTATTCATTCTTCCACCAATAGAGAATCCCTGAAGCGTTCCATCAAGAACCTTCTCCCAAGTATCCTGTGCACCCTTTGATACATATGCGGATACAAAAACTCCATTATAAAACTTTTTTGATTCTGGATCAAAGTACTTATCTGCTTTAAAAGAAACCATCTTGCCTACGGCTAATGGCTGGTGCATCTCACGAATATTCCCACGGAATTTTGCAAATGCATCCATTGATGCTTCTGCGGTTACGATATCATCTTGCTTATCAACATTATCTAAAGATGCAAAACCTGAAACAATACGACGCTCTTTATCCACCTTTGTAAGTGGCATGGAAAGACGAAGATTTTCTCCATCGGAGTCCCAATGGGCTTTAGTTATATTGCTCACCATTATATTATATACCACCTTTTTTTCATATCTTGAATACTGAGATCTAAGACCCTATACTCTATAATTTTTGCCCCATCCTGGAACGGCTGATCTTAAAAAAGCATTAGCCCTTTCTTCTCCCATTCCAAGCAATTGCTTAGAAATCTTAGCAGGATAGCCATCTTTATTAGCCAAATGAACAAAAAGAAGTAGTACGTAATCCTCTTCATTTTCAGATGGGAAGTCTGGTCTCCAGTGCGACTCTTCCTCGCCTCTAATAAATATTACAGAGTTAGGGGTATTTGAAAAACTTTGATTTTCAATAATAAGTGGCCAGTCGACAGTAGCGTCAAGAACTATGTCCATAACCCACTCACCAACTGCTGCGTCTTTGTGTTCTCTTAGTTGTGGGATAACGTTATCTTTAATCTGATATTTTACTATCTGATTATAGATAATCTCTAGAGAGTCATCTCCAGTTTCTTGCTTTGCAATATTTAAAAGCATATCTTGAATATCGTTTGAAAAAAAAGTTATTCTGTAATCTCTGGTACACTCTTTTACATAGTTAAAACCATTTTGATCATTTATCTTTTCTAAGACACTTTCTTTAATTTTAGCAAAAGTCTCTTCATCAAAAAAATTAGTTTTGTATATAGACTTCATTATGGTGTGGATCGTCCTTCGCCTTTTGGATTTCTTCCAGAAACTGTTGATGTGCTATCAGAATTGTTGTTTGTTCGCTCTGCATCTCTTTGTCGGTTTGCTGTTGCATCTGCTGCTTGTTGAGGCTTTAACTCTAGTGGCTGATCGCCTCCTGGACGCATTGGCATACCGAGTTGCTCTCTTGCCTCATTAGGAACAATAATCTGATTCTTAACATAGCGCTCAAGAATTTGAGACTGAGTAATTTCGTCTGTAAGTGTAAGTTCGTTAAACTTAAATTCAAGAATGTCAGTCTTTTCACGAATAATTTTATTGATATGTTTTTCAAGTTGTCTTTGTGATGGTCTTGCAACTTGCTCTTTAAAAGTTCTATCTTGTGCAAGTGCAGAAGCAATTGAAGAAGAATCTCCTCCTCCAAGTTTTGAAAGAGGAACCTGATGTGCTACAAGAATGTCATCACGATTTTGTTTACGATATTCTTTAAAAGATCCTTCCTGTATTCCAGACTCAATTGGCTCCATCTTAAATTCAACCTTATTTGTGTCTGAATCTGGAGGAAGTGGAATATAAAGAGTTCTATGATTTTGCCCTTTAAGACCAGTCTGCAAGAAACGGAACATCTTGTCCTCAGCCTCTGCTGAAAGTTTTGCACCCTTTAGCGTTACAACATATCTTGGAACAGCCTTATTACTAAAGTAGTCAATGTTGTATTGTGATGCAAGAGCATCCCCATAAAGAGAATTAATTGCTGAAATAATATCTGGTACACCATAAAAGGTGTTTAGTGGTGAGTATTGTTTAAAATGAATAATTTCATTTGGTCGTGGATCGGTTCCCAAAGGATTTGGGTTAGATGCTCCAAAATTACGGAAGTAAACAACCTTATTTCCAATAACCTGAACAAAGCCATCACGTAGTCTTCGAACACGAACTGTCGTGGCTGGAATATGACCTACATATCCAATATCTCCCTTTACAGTTCTACCAACTTCCACATAAGCATTTCCAGTTGCCTGTAGATCTGTATAAATCTTTTCCATTGTTGAAGTAAATGAATCATCGCTATTCAAACTTTCAAGCCAGTCACGAACTTCGATCTTTGCTCTTTCAATTCTTTTTCTTGCTCTGTCTGTTGCAGCAGCATCTGTTGATGCCTCTAGTTTAAGCATTGTTCTTGCAGATACTTCAAAATCATAACCTAGACCAACGATATTTTCTACCTTAGCATCAATCGCAGCATGGTTAGCAAAAGATGTATCGTAGTAGTTTGCTAATTCATACAGGTTCCATGGGGGAGTAATAACATCAAATAAACCATAACCATTACGGTAGATAAGTCCTGGGTTAATTTCTTTTGATGCTGCTCCATTAATACCAGTACTAATTGCCATTGCGCTGTCCATATAAGCAGGTGTTGCATCTGCTTTTGACATTCTTTGTGCACGACGTTTAAAATTATTATCTAAGCCACTAAGAGTTTTTAGATCATCCCAGTCTTTATTAAATGGATCTTGTTTTGCAAAAGTATCATCTGCCTTTGGCAGTTCGTCAATTCTTGCACCAATTCTATATTCCATCTCTTCGCTCATTACTCATCACTTCCATACTTGTTAAATGTGTCTTGAGCAGCCTTCCAAGCACCAAGGTCATTCATTGATGGAATAAGTCCTTCTGCAAGTCTTTCCTTTTGCTCAGAATACTCTTCTTCTGAAATTCTTGTTAGCCCTGGGACAAATATGCAATTGCCATCTCCTGGATCACCATAGTAAATTGCTGCTTCACGTAACTTTGCAATTTGTGATATATCGCCCTTCATTGACTCAATATTTAAAACTGACCCAGTGCCATCTGTGAACCACTTTCCATTAGCCTTTTTGTATACGTAAAGACCCCAATCATAGTGCTTTTCAATAATCTTTGCACGGGATTCTCCTACCTGCCCTTTCATTTTGGGAAGTGGCTTTTTACCTTTTTTGTTTGGATTTTCTAGATTCATAACCATAAGTATACCATATTAAACTGGATCGACTACGACTTGGCTCCAACTAATATCCGAATACCCAGTATATTTATAGTTTCCAAACCTTAAAACCTTGCTATCATCCACTATTATTTTATTAGTTCCCGTATAACTCTTATAGACTTCTGACGGGTTTACACCATAGTAACTTGTTTCAGATAAAACAAGCACTTTATTCCAGTTAAATGAGCCAGTATTCCAGAATTTCCAATCCAAATCTGTAGAATTAAGGACTTTAACCCTGAACCATGGCCTTTCAGATACGTTCTGTACCTCCTGAAGGTTTGTTGACTGATAGAAGGATATATTATTGAATAGGAGTGGACCAGTTAGTCTAATTGCCCCCTCAAAATATGAGAAGTCTAGACTATCTGAAAAACTAATTCCTAGAAATCCCCAATCTTGTAAAGTCACGACTGGCTCTTTTACAATTTTTCCATTCCAGTAAAATCCTATTCCATTCTGAACAAGCCCAGTCTTTGTATCAATTGCATAAATTTTTGCTCGTCTTCCACTTGGATCACAGGCAACAAGATAAAATTTAATATAAGACCCTTTGCTTTCTATTTCAAAAATCTGTGTTGGGGCATATGGGAAGTAATCTCCATCAAACCTAATTGCAAGTTGCATTGCAATAACCTTAAAACCTTCTGCTCTGCTTGTGTTAATTGGAACCATGAGTCCCCTATTAACTAGTGGATCGTATGTTCCCTTTAACTGAATTCCACTAGTCTTGGTTAAATAAAGATATGGAGAAGATGAGTTGTAAATTGAAAACGGGTTATTCTTTTTAAAGTTATAATAAATTCCAGTTTTTGTATATGGATATATAGGTATTCCAAATCTTGTACCAATCGGACTTGCATCTGACTCATTTAATGCCTGAGATGCATAAGACATATTTTTAATGCTTACATTCTTTATTTGAGAATTTGTTACATTGATATCTATGTGAGTGACTATTGATAAATCATTAAAATCAACACCAGAGGGTGGGTAGATAATCATATTATCAACAACTTCATACTTAGTTGTCATCCAGTCAGATCCTGGGATTAATACACCATTTCTAGAAGGCCTCTCAATTTTAGTAAAGTATGCAGATGTTGCATTTGCTCCAAGTTCGGTATATTGAAATGTTACATATGTCTTTACAATTGATCCATCAGTATCGTATCTGTAGTCTTTTGAAACCTTATTCTTTAGATCTTCATAATCATTGTACCCAGTAAATAGATAGTTGTCTAATGACTCATAAGTCCTTTGAACTGGTGCGCCATACTGATTAGCAAGGTCCCCATAGGTCCAGTCAACTGGATCTGTTTCAATGGCAATTGTCTTTGTTGGTATAGGATAATTAATATTAAACTGTATAAAATCAAGGTCAAAATACTGATCGCCCCTCTTATCAAAAACAGACTCTGCAAAATATGTCAGAGGAAGACTATCTTCCCAGTAAGCATTTGCTGCAACAGCAAGAGCATAGTTATCAAATAAAATGTCTGGAACCAGAGTATAACTTGCCGTATGCTCTATCAGAAAATCTTCTTCTAAAAGCACAACTCCCCCACCAGAGATTGCTCCTGGGTATGTATCTGTTGATCCTCCATAAGGCGGTAGAGAAGTTGTATCTATACCTGCATCAATATCAACTACTTCATTGTTTTGATAAACAAAAAACAGGTCTTCATTAAGTTTTGGGACACCAACTTCGTTGAACAAATTTTTAATTTTTTGAAAATTATACTTTGTTGAAAATCCAACGTTATAGATCTTGCCAGTAAACGTTCCCGTATTATTCTTGTCTCCTCCAACATACATTCTTAGGTCTGCTAAAGATCCAAAAAAGTCTGAAGCAGGGTTTCCAAATATTTCTACAAACTTAGGAATGTTAATGCCTGCTTCAAAGAATTCATTGCTATTCAAAATTTCAGAAGTGTATAAAGTTTCTGATTGACCATTTGTGCTTATAATATATTTTAATGTGTTATCTTCTACCTGTATTTTAAAGTAATTAGATGTATTTTCTTTTTCAATTTTAAAAAGTATTTGTGGCGATGACACATTAGCCTTTAATTGAAAACATCCATAAAATGCAGAGATTGGAGTTTTTAAAAGGTCAAAGTTCTCAAAGAATAAATAGCCAGAAACGGCGCTCCACGAATCATTAGGTCTAAGTGAAAAATATTCCTTATCATCATAAAAAAAGTTATTCGTGTCTTCTGTGTTATTAATAATTCTGTTATCTTCAAACAATTCTGAACTTGTTCTAGAAGAAAGAACTACCTCTGGAAGTGGGTGAGATATTGCTGAAAGAGATCTGTTTGCTGTTGATATATTATCACTAAAGCCTTGATTCCAAGACCCTGTTTTTGGATAAGAGTAATTTGCTGTATAGTCTGCAAACGAATAATCTATAGCAACAGATGTTCCGCTATACGATGTATTAATGTTTTCTGGAACCTCAACACCTTGACCAAAAACATACCTTCTTTTTGCCACTTGACTAGCAACTAAGTATGGATAGATTCCAACGCAATCTACATCTATTGGAGACACATCTTCGTATGCATAAAATCCAATCCAATCCTGGTCTTTATTACTAGTATTTAACTTTGATGGAAGGTTAGCCAACTCTTGTGAATATGGTATCGAAATTACCTCATCACCATTGATTAAAAGAGATGCGCTATCTTTACCTACCTTTAGGTGAACAAGCATTGGCCTGGTCCACTCGCCAATGTAATTTGTTTTATACTCATTTCCAATTTTTAAACCAATTGCAGGACCATCAACATAAATTCCATCTGTGGATCCGATTGGTCCAATTATTCTCTTTATGTTGTTTGTGTATGAGTTTACTCTTAACCACGTTTCTAAAGTATACTGTTTATATTGTCCAGAAGCGTTGAGCATTCCAGATCCAGGTATAATCAGGGACGGCATAACTCCATTGTCATAGAGTGTTGTATGCCCAGTAGTTCCATAAACCAAAGGAATTCCAGAATTTTTTGCCTTTAACATTTTATCAGAAGAAAGATAGTAACCATTTAGTTCTTGTAATCCGTAGCATTTTGCAACAATTCCATCTTGTGGAGCAATAGAAATATTTGACGGAATGCTAACAGGATTTACTCCAAGAGAAGTTGAAGAAAACTCTTCCGACCACTGTCCCAGAGTTACTCCATTTACTCTAAAAGCATGCTCTACTTCTTCGTCTCCAACAAAATTAATTTTAAAAACAATCCTGATTGCTGAATCATCTACTGGTATATCAAATGTTTCTGATATAAATATCCAATTATTATTTACTATTGTGTCAAAATTCTTTACATGTCTTATTTGGGTTTCGCTAGTTTTGTCAGTGTACTGATACCCTATTGAAAACCCTGTAATATAAGAACTTTCTGAATAAAAGTACCCTCCAACAGAAAATGTGCCTAGGTATTCATTTAGATCTTTTATATTTATAATCTCTGGGCTTAAAGCAGTTATAGAGGCAGTTTTTGTAGGTATCTGATTTGCAGTAATCTTGCCAACATAACTATTGATAAATGGTTCACCTATAGATTCAGTATACTCTGATGCAGTACCGCCAAAAATTCTCCAAGAGGAAAGATCTCTTTGCTCTTCTGATATTAGAGAAATGTAGTCAGCATTGTCATCAAGAGCCCACAAACCTATTGGGTGTTCTGCAAACACCTTTTCTGCATATAGGTTTGATGGAGTAGACATTATAGGTCTATTTTACCACAGAAGACTACTTATTTATTTTAATTTCACAGTAGTCTGTTGTACAATATGCTTCGCCTTGAGCCTCAAGATTGTCCACACCGTCGTAAATTGCACCGAAGTCAATATGCTTTAACTTGCCAATATATGACTCATACTCTTCTTCGGTAATCTGAGTATATGGCTGCTGAGGGTAAACAGTATTTCCCATTGGAAGGAATGAAACTGCTTTTAGTTGTCCTTCATACATATGGAGCGCTGGAACAACATGCTTTGACTCTGTTTCCTTATCAAATGAAAGTGTTACAGAAACACCATTATCAGACCAGTACTTCTGAGCAGTTGCAGCAAGTGCAATCTTCTCAAACAGTGTTACATCCTTTTCAGATCTTGGATGACCTGACTTAATTGGGAAGTAGACTACTGATGTGTTTGCTGAAACTACGTCATCTTCAATTGTGTACCCTGCTGCTTTGAACAAGTGTATCATTGGATCTGTGTTTCCAAATCGAACTGCACGAAGGAAGAAGTTTCCTCCAGGACCCCAGTGAACTCCAGGAGTTGCACCAGAAAGAATTGAAACTGACCCTGATGGCTTAACTGTTGTTACACGAATTGATTCACGAACACATAGCCACTCTGAGTACTGGTGGTCATAGTGACGAATCTTGTTGTATCCTTCATCCATCCACTCACGGACAACTGGCAAACCCTTTTGATCTGCAAATGATGCAATACCTGTAAGTGATGTACCAATGCGACGGTTGCGCTGCATGATACCGTTTGTTTGTGGCCAATGTGTTGGAACAAGCGTTACAGTCTTTCCATAAAGGTATGCAAACTTCAGGGTACGCAGGAAGTCCTCCTTGGATTCATGACGATTTAGGTGAACTTCTACAAGAGTACAAAGTTCGTACGACTCCAATGGCTGCTCCGCACATGGGTTAAATCCCATCACACGATAATCCTTACCGTCTGGCGCATCCTTTAGTCTTCCATAATTACGAGCAACATCAAGCCAGATAAACCCTGGCTCTCCGTTTTCTGTAACTAAATCTACATAGTCTTCGTACTTTGTTCCTACTTCTGCTGAAATAGAATTATTAGACATCCATGCCCAGCCTGGGTTTTCTGGATCAAAAGAGTTACGCTCTGGGAACATCTCTGAATTCTTTAGGTTCATAAATGTTTCATCACCTGCGGTACCCAAAGCAAGGGTTGCTGAGCGACGGACGTTACCTGAAACGACACAAGTGCCGATCAAGTTTACTAGGTCTACGATAGCACGAGAGTCTAGCGTTTCTCCGCTTCTAGAGCCGATTACACGGTCTATTTGGTCATGCAACTTAATAAGAGGTGCAGGTCCTGATGCAACGCCTCCAAAGCCCTTAATAGGTGCTCCAAGAGGTCTGATTAGGCCATAGTTAAACTTTTGAATACTTTGATTTGGTCTTAGGTAAGAGTTAATGAGAAGTCGTACTGACTCCACCCAGCCCTCACGAGTGTCTGGAATTTCAAAGATCTGTTCTGGTTCTGTTGGGGAGTAGATTGCAAAATTCTTATCCTGTCCCACTGTATCAAATCCTACACCAATGCCAAGCATCAATGCATCCATAACCCAAGCAAATAGGGCTCCTGGATCATTCTTATCAAGGTCCTTGGTAGATACCATTGCACAGTTTTGCAGTGCTGCTGAGTTCTTCTTCTCCATTGTCATAGGAGTTCCAAATGCCCACATGCCTCGTCCTGGAGGTGTCCACTTTAGTTCAAACATTCTCTGGAAGGCTTCCTGTGCTGACTTCTGAGCCTTATAGTCATTCCACGGAAGGCGGTTTTCTTTAGCATGATTTTTTTGTACTGAGTACATGCCCTCAATTACACGACGACATACTTCGTGCCAACGCTCCTTAGTTCCATCTTCCTTCATTCGAGAATAAGTACGTATAAAAGTAATTTCTCCAAGTGAGTTTTCTGCTGCATCCTTAAAACCAAATGGACTCTCTGTATTTTTGTACTTTTCTACAAAATCTTCTGGAAGTCTAAAACTAAAAAAATCTGACATGTGTATCGTCCTTTCAAAAACGGAATAGTCTTAATTATAGCAGAGTTTTTGAAAAAGCAAAACTCTACCTAAATGTATTGTTGAGAGTTTTACTTAAAGATCTTCTTTTGCCAAAACTTAAGTCTATAACCATTTTGGAAAGTAGATCTAACTTTATTGCTTTGCTCTTCCACCTTTTTTGTTGAAAAGTTTTTATCTAACTCCATTGTCCACTCTTCTCTTTTAAATGGAAAAATTTGAGACATTGGAGTACCTTGCTTTATAGTACCTTTAAAATTCTTTTTTACTAGGAATGAGAGATGTCCGTCAGTAAAATAATTATCAGTATCAACAACCGCATCTATAGCCTTTAATGGAGATGGTCCCTGATGCATTGGACTTGTAAAGAATGTGCTATACCCAGGATCAGTCTGAACCATCCATGTAGGATGAATTCTCAAAATCTTGTTGCAATAGATATCTTTATCTATTGGTAAATGCGAAACCTGCTCCTGAGAATGTTCACTTATAAGTAATGAGAAATACTTATTCATAGCAGCAGGAAGTTGAATATTAACATTTCCATCAGTTGTATCTATGTATATATCACATGGAACCTTTAGCATATACCCCATTGCCATTGCATCAAAAAAGGCTTGGCACTTTTTTACAGTTAGCCTCATAACGCCTCTATCAGGGATATCACTTCCCGATATCGCTGGTTGCTCTTTGTACCATGTAGGAACATTTTTTGTAGCCTGTTCTGGCTCTGGAACAATATTGGTCAACTGAGGATACATCTGAAGGAATCTAACAGTATTCATACAAGCCTTTCGTTTATATTAATTATAGCACATTAAAGGTCTTGCCACAAATTTAAATCTTGCATTTCAAGAAGATAGGATGGAGCAACATAAAAATATGGCAACTCTTGATCAACTTCTACAGTTGTCGAGTTCTTTGTTCCACCATACATAATTAGAAGTTCAGTGTCTTTTGGCTCAACCTCAATAACATCGTCCTCTATATAAATGCTTTCTACAACTTTTCCATTTTTATTTAAATAAATCTTGCCATAAAAAGATAGATCGTTTTTTGAACCAGATGTAAACTTCATATCATTGTTTTGAGAAAGCATCTTTTCATTAGAAAATAAAAGTTTATACTCTTGCTTTTTATAATTTATTTTATTTTCTTTACAAAGATATTCTACTAGTTCTTTTATTGTGCTATTAATATCTTTTTTAATATCAGAAACCAAATAATGGATCATTCTGTAACCCTCCTACCAAAGAACACATATGGATAAACAGGTTGTTCAAAATACTTGCTTTGCATGTGAAAACCTTCCTCTGGCTTTGCATCCTCATATGGGTGGTTTACCATTTTAGCAGCATTTGCAAATGCTTTATTTCCAAATTCATTGCCTCCAGAATGCACGATTGTTTGCTTAAATAAATGCTTAATCATTGTTATTCCATAGGCTATTCCACTACTAGCGATTCCCTTTTGTCTTAAGTGTGGAGATACAAATACCCTACCTGTTGAGGCATTGCCAGTGCCATCATCTTTTCCAAATATGCAGTACCCATCTGGGTAATCATTTAGAATATGATCTGAGATACACAGAGTCCCACTTGGATATTTATCATTAAAGTATACCCCACCTATACCACGAATATTAGGATTTGGATGATTTTCAAATAGAACATAGAAGAACCAAGAACCCTCTAACTCTTTTGGATATTCAATGTCTGTGAATTTTGAAGTATCAACAACACGAATCATCGCTGTTAGTTTTCTATTTGATAGCCGTCGTAAACTAAGAAATGATCTGTGTAGAACATGTCATACGGTTCGCAGTTGATAGATATAACCTCGTGTGCAATATCTGAAATGATTAGTTCAGTTATAGGTGTCCAAGTATTTGTGTCTGCAGACCACAACTGATCTGTATCCAAAAGTTCATTGCTTGGAACCATTCTAGCAATGTCATCTCTCTTTACAAGCATTGTGTGAGATCCTGAGTAAAATTCTCCATTTACAGATACAGACTGTGATGCCTGAGATGTTCCCAAACCAACAATTGTTGTTACCTTGTCAGGAACCATTGCAAGGTTTGCTGGGTCCCCTGTCCAATTTGCAACATCTTGTAGTGTAAAGTTCATTCCTAATCCAGGAATTTCTGTAGAAACAAGTTGATCGCCTACCTTAAGGTTTGATGCCTGGGTATATCCTTCTGTAGTTAAAACTAGCGTATGAAGACTGATAGACTTGTAGTACGCTCCAAATGCTCCGAACGCACCAAATGCTCCGAATGCTCCGAAGGCACCAAACGCTCCGAAGGCACCAAATGCTCCGAAGGCACCGAACGCACCGAATGCACCGAAGGCACCGAACGCACCGAATGCACCGAAGGCGCCAAATGCTCCGAATGCAGCAAATGTTGTAGTTACAGATCCTGAAGGAGAGGATGTTGCTGAATTACCATTAGCATTTGTAGCATACACAGTGTATGTCTGTGCTGTTCCCTGCTCCTGTGAAAGACTTACAGAAGTTCCTGAAGTATCTCCAGACTTACCGTCATCAGATGCCCAGTGATAGTTGCTAATAGCCTTTCCACCATTTGCTGGTGCAGACCAAGAAACTGAGTCTGTTCCTGCTGATGGGGAAGATGCTGATGGGGCAGATGGCGTTGCTGGAACAGTCGTTGCAGTAATGCTATTGGATGAACCAGATGCTGAAGATGTTCCATACTGATTTGTTGCTGTTACTGTAAAAATATAATCAGTTGCTGATTGTAAACCAGTGACAGTGACAGGAGATGAGGACCCAGTGCCTGTATATCCTCCAGGAGAAGATGTAACAGTGAAAGATGTTGCCGCATTTCTTGGATCAGCAGTAAATGTTACTGTTGCTGCACCATTGTTATATGGGCGATTTGTTCCAACATCTGTTGCTGTTCCAATTGTTGGTGTGTATGGTGCCAAGAAGTCATTTGCTCCCTGACTCATTCTACCTGCTTGCTTTGACATAGTTAATCTCCTCTTATTCTTTTATTAGGCTGAAAGGTCTCCGAAGACCAACCATCCACCTGAAATTTTCATTGCTGTTACAACTGAGTAAGTTGTTCTGAACTTAAGTCCTGGTGTTCCAACAACGTTATTTGTTGAAGCAAATGAAGCACCTGTACCAGAAGCCTGATAGAAGTCAATTGACTGTCCATTTGAATAACCACTTGCTGGAAGCGTAATTTCTACTGCTCCAGTTAGTGGAACAAACTTGTCTGCTTCTCCTGCTGCAAGTGTTGCTGATGATGAAATTGCTGTTGCAATTGTTGTAATAGATGGTACGCCAACCTTTGTTTGTGTACCGTCTGAGAATACGATTCCAGATGATGCTGTTACAGCACCTGAGAATGTTGGTGCATCTGCAACTGCAATTGTTGAGCCAGTTTTTGTAATGTTTGTACCAGCAGTTACTGCTTCAGAAGCATTAAACTGTGAGTAGTTAACATCTGTAGTTCCGATTGTAATGGCTCCTGTTGTGCTTAGGATAAATCCCTTAGCGGCATTAGTTGAACCTGATGTTACAAAGCAGAAATCTCCAGTTGCAAGTTCTCCAGATGGGTTATTATCTGCATCTGCTGCACGAGTTATAACCCACTTTGCTGATGCTCCACCTACGTTAGTAACTGTATAGATACCATTTTGTGCTGCAGTTGTTTGTGCACGAAGAAGAATTCTAGATCCAGCAGAAACTGATGCTCCGTCAATTGTTCCTATTGCACCATTTGCAGATGCTGTAAGTGTTGCACCTAAACCATTTGTACCATTTTCATAAACTCCAGCAAGGTTGCCTGTTGTTGCTGCAACTACTGGCTGGTGGAAGTTAATTCCTGCTGCAAGACCATCAACATACTGCTTTGTTGCTGCATGAAGGTCTGATGTTGGTGCACCTGAAAGTGTAAGTGCTCCTGTCATTGTTCCGCCAGACTTAAGAAGTAGGTCTGCTGTATCTGCAATACCGTGAACAGATGTTGTATCTGATTGATGTGTTGAAACAGCACTATCTGCATATGTCTTGGTTGCAACTGTACTATCAATATCAAACTGCTCTGTTAATGAGTTCCAGTCAATCCCTGTTCCTGCAAGTGCTGACTGGTCTACAGTAACACCATTAATAGCGTTTGTTAGATCTGTTTGTGTCACGAGAACTGATGTATCGGCGATGCCGTGAACATTAGTCTCATCAAGATTATGAGCAGAGACCTTATCGTCCGCTGCCTGTCCTGCTTCTGTAATTGCCTCTGTTTTTGCTGTAGCAATTGCATATTCCTGTGCTGAAGAAACTGGCTTGGCTGCATCTGATGTATCATCAACATTTCCAAGACCGACAGAGGCCTTTGTAAGTGCTGCAACTGCAGATGAAACTCTATCTTCTGCTGCTGTGTTTGCTTGTGCAACTGCTTCTGACTTTGCTGTAGCAACATTTGCTGTAGTTGCAAGAAGTGAAGTATCTGCAATTCCATGGATATTTGTTGTGTCTAGTTTATGTTCTAGAAGAGCATCATTAAAGAAGTTGCTTGCTGCAGTAAGTTGTGTTTCACCATTAAGTACTACGTTATCAACTCTTTCATTTGTTGCCAATGCTGTTAGGAAGTCTGGGTTATCTCCTAGGGCTGCTGCTAATTCATTTAGCGTGTCCAACATTTCTGGAGCGCCATCTACTAGGGCTGCAAGTTCTGCTGCGTTAGCAAAATACTGTAGAGCAGACCATGCTGATGTTCCATTACCCATCTTAAATTTATTTGTGTCGGTTTCAAAACCGATTTCACCTGCTGCTAAAACTGGATTTGCAGCCGTCCATTGGGCTGCAGTACCTCTGCGCTGTTGCATTCTTGTTGCCATATTTTATTTCTCCTTATGGGGGCTGCCCAATTACTTATCTTATTATAACATCAATTTTAGTTGAAGTTATCTACTACACTACCGCCGTCAAATACAACTGTCCACTCTGTTGTAGAGGGTCCACCTGCATCCAAACCTGCACCCAATGGGCTGTTGAATGATCCACCTTCGTAGAACTGAGATACTATGAAACCAGTTCCATCAATTGCGGTATCGTGAATGTGCTGAGGAAGATTATTTGTATCATCAATAGTTGCCTGGGTATACCATGCTCCATTGTAATAAAAATTAATCCTGTTGGTTGCAGTGTCTAACCACTGTGTACCATTAGTTGGTGAAGAAGGAGCAGTGCTGCCAACTGCCATTGATCTTGAATCAACATACTCCTTGGTTGCTGCATGAGCATTTTCAGTAGGTGTTCCTACCTCAACTGCCCCGCCAAAAGAACCACCGTTTGCGACGATTAGCCCATTTTTGACCTTAAAGTCTTTTTCGACTGTTGCCATTTACTACTCCTTCTTCCAACTATTTTTATTTTTTTAAAACTTAGTCATTGTATGAAAGCAATGTTGCTGCTACAAGAACTTCTGAGTTGTTTTGTGCTGTAGTAACATTTAAGTCGTACTGTGATGTTACTGCATTCCATTCAACTGTTACTGTTGCTAGAGGATCTAGAGATGTATAGATTGTTCCATACTCAACTACTGCAATATTATTATTTGAATCTGTTGTTGCAAGAACCTCTGTTGCATGAGAGTTTGGTCCACTTATAACACGAACAAGATACTTTACGCTACCCTTATTTGTGCCAAATGAGTGAACTGTTGCCTTTGAAGCAGTGGCTACGCCTGTCCAAGTTGCTTCTTCACGGCGAACCCATGTGATGTCAACTGACTGTGGCTGAATGTTTGAACCTTCAATTGCATTATATACACGAGAATTTTGGAAGTAGAGATTATTTACTCCCTCTGTAAGATCATCAGTTGTAGAACCTGCTACACCATTTTCTGCTACGAAGTCATATGCTCCAGTATTAGGGTTAAGTGTAACAGAGATATTTGTCTGTGTTCCAAGTGTAAGCGGATCAATGATTGCATTTTCTACACGAGCATTTGTAAAGTAAAGATTATTTACTCCCTCTGAAATATCATCTGTATCAAGTGCATCTGCATAATCCTTTGCATTTTGCTCTGCTGTTGCTGCTGCGCCTGCTGCATCATATGCTGCTGAAGTTGCATCAAGTGCTCTTTGGTTTGTGAAGTAAAGAGGTCCTGCAGGTGCTTCTGCTACATCTTCTGTATCAAGCCCAGTTACAGAAATTGTATCATTTGAGATATCAATGTTTGAACCTGGTGTTAATGTATTTTGCTTTCCTGCTGCAATATTCTGAAGATCTCCGATAATGTCTGGATTATCTTGAAGTGCTGCTGCCAACTCATTGAGTGTGTCAAGTGTTGCTGGTGCAGAGTCTACAAGGTTAGCAATTGCTTCAGTAGCAAATGTTTCTGCTGCTGATTGTGCAAGACCAATTTCTGTGCTTGTCTTATATGCTGACCAAACCTTATCTGTAGCATTTGAAGCATCATTAATCTTATTGTCTGTATATGTATTAGCATTTGACTCTGCAGCGTTTGCCTTAGTTGTAGCATCTGCTGATGCTGTAGCCTCTGCTGCTGCTTGGGCTGCATTTGCTTTAGTTGTAGCGTCTGCTGATGCTGTAGCCTCTGCTGCAGCCTGTGCAGCGTTAGCCTTAGAAGTAGCATCTGCTGAAGCAGTTGCTTCTGCTGCAGCCTGTGCTGCTGCTGCATCTCCTGCTGCGTCGTAGTAGCCATCTACTACTGTACGATCAAGTGAAAGTTCTCCACCTTGTGAAACATCAAATTCATTTGAAACTGATTTTACAAGTGTTTCTCCACCAATGAGATTGAGAATATACTGATCACCTGATGTAGATTCTGTAAGAATGTTATGACCGTTAACTGTTGCTGTTGTACCTTCAACGATAAGCCCACTCTTGATTTTAAAGTCTTTATTTACTGTTGCCATTTTTATATCTCCTTAGTTTATGCCTTAAGTCCCATACGTGCAAAACGTACAGTGACTGGCTTGATCGCAGAATCTGGAGTGACTGTTAAAGCCACGGTATTTCCAGTGCGAGAGACATTAATGGTGCCAATATTCCCATCATTGTCGATTGTTCCGTATTCGCTGACTGATACATCTGTACCGTCAACGAGAATTGTCATTTCAGTTGCGTAGAACTTATTGTCCCCTGCTGTGGTCTTTGATATTGAAATAATATACTTAACCATACGCCAAACTGTTGCATCAAAGTTATCAATAACAGTTACGTTCTCAATACCTGTGATTGTATTCTCATTGTTACCCGCTGAACCCAAGTCTGTTGACTGGGATGAAAGTGTATCGATGAGGTCTTCGTAGTTTTCTTGAGTAGGTCTATCTCCTGTTTGGAATAGGCTCTTAACTCCTGGGATTGATATCTTTGCCATGTCGTAATTATAACACCCCTTTTAATTATATTATTAAAGAATATAGTTGCTGTAGCCAATTACCTGAAGTGGAATTGCTGGGGTATTACCCAAACCAATAGCCTGTATTTGAATTGCTGTAAACTTAACTCTAAAAGGCAAAACTTCAGTAATTATGGTTTTCCTTGTAAAATCCTCTATTTGAACTTCAGGATAGTCTATTGGAAATATGCTCTCAGTCTTACCCTTTATTGTATCTAGTAATACTGCTGTTGCCATTAATCTGTTACATCTTCAAGAATCTTCATGCTACCCTGGCAAACTGTCCATACTCTTGTTGGGTCTGATACCTGAATATCAAAGATGTCTCCTGTTTGAAGTTGCACTGATTCTTCTGATGTTAGCCAAACTGTAAATTCTCCAACAAGATCGTCTTCATCTGCTACTGGAGTTAGAGTCAATACAAGTGTTGCATCATCTGTAATAATTCCTGGGGTAGTGTTTGGTCTTTTAACCTTCATAGAAATATCCCACTCTGAACCCTCACCTTTAAGAACTAAAGGCTGCTTTGCATCATCTGTTACATAAACTTTAAATCCTGAAGTATCTCCACGGACCACAGTCCAAATAACTATAGGAGGTTTATTTCCTATATCGTATGATGTTTGAGATCCTCTTAGATTTGCCATAGTTTTATTATATCACGACAAACCGTCTTTGAGGGCTCCCCAAGTACCGTTTCCCTTTGTCTGAACAATTATCATTCCACCATTTTGCTTTGTCGCCTGAATTCCAACAACACCAACATATCTTGCTGGTCCAGATGAAGGCCTAGTTCCTGTAAGCGCTCCTGATGCACTTACATAAATTTTTGTTCCTGCTGGACCAAGCGAAGTTGTGTTAAGTTGTATTATTCCAGAAACTACAACAACCCCATCACCAACACTACCTGCTCCAGCAGGCAACATGTCTGATTGCATTAACCCAAGAATAGGGACATCTGGATTATGGGTAGAACTAGATGGGTCATATTTTTCTACAGTTGCCTTTAGTTGTCCTCCATTAGACACACTTCCTGAAATAAATACTGGAGTACCAGCCAAAATTATTAATGAAGAACTTGCATTTCTTACTGGAGATGCAACGCTTGTCATTCCTAGTGGTGGCAAAATATCATTTAAAGCATCAACTAAAGTCTTAAAATCTCCATGAACATTTACGGGATCAGAAGCAATAGGGTACTTCATGCTAGGATAGTTAGATGACTGATTAGGCATAATGTTTATTATACCACCCTCTAAAGTTGACTTTTGATAAAATTTTGTGTTATACTTGTTAGTAGACACCTACCAGGGTGTTATTGTTTTCTAAGGAGGAAACTATGATTAAATTTATCGAAAGAAACAAAGAGATCATTAGCACACTCAGTATTGTCGCAGTATTTGCTGTATTTTCTAACAGTGCTAATGCTGCAACGATTAGTAGTATAACTAAGCCCGAACAGGCTCAGACATCGGAAACTGCCTCGAAAGAGGTTTTTTTGGTTTCTAAGGAAGAAAAATTAAAGAGTTTTGAAAATAAAGGAACTCTTACCGATTTAGAACTTAAGGAACTTCTATACCTAGTTGGGTTTAGAGGCTCAAACCTTATTGAGGCTTGGGCGGTAGCAAAAAAGGAAACTAATGGGCAACCTATTAGGTTTAACCCTAATGCCAAAACTGGGGATAATTCTTGGGGCTTATTTCAAATTAATATGATTGGTATGCTTGGTCCAGATCGTCGTGACAAATTTGAACTTGTTACAAACTCTGACCTATTAAACCCTGTAATCAATGCACAGATTGCATTCTACATGTCCGATGGCGGTCAAGATTGGTCTTCATGGCACGGACTAACTCCACGTACTAGATACTGGATGACACAATTTCCTAAGTAATAGTAAAACTAAAGGCACCTATTGGGAAACCCTAGTAGGTGCTTTTTAGTTTCTTAAAATTAAATTGATTGCTGCTCTTGGAGCCTTGATTGTTTCTACCTCATGGGCTAGATTTTTAGGAACAAAGATAAAATCACCCTCTACTACATGATATTCATTTTCTAGGTTTTCTCCTGTGCGCCAAATCATCTCACCCTTAACTACCCACTGAAATTGATCAACATAGTCTCTATGCTTGCTTCCGACAACACCTCTATTTTTCATGAGAGAGACTAGGGCAAAGTTACCTTGATAGATATCTGATGAATATTCAGACAACCCCCACTCTGTTACTGGTGCCAACTCTGGAATTATTGACATGTATAAATCTTTCGGATCAAAGAGTTGAAACGCCATCCTTGACCAAAACCTACACTTTAGTCTCATATCAGAAGACTCGCCCTCAACAAAATCATTTAAAAGGTATGACCTATCTGGAAACTTCTCTAAGTCTTCATCGACATACTGAGAAACTACTGACATTATTGTATCTAGTGATGGAAGGTCTGTAAAGACGTCTTTAAAAATATGTATTCTGTTTTCATCTATAGCCTGCTGAACTATTGACATATCTATCTTCATCTTAACCAACTCACAACCGCATACCTTGTTCCTTCTACAACTGGCAGTACTGAATGATTATATACATAATTTGATGGGAACAAAAGTAGTTCATTTGCTTTTGGTTTATATGTTATTCCGAACCTTGGAAAACATATTTCTCCACCAGTATAATCATCGTTAATATAGTATACCAAAGATATTCTTCTATGGTAATCTTTATGGTCATCAACATGGTTTATAAACTTTTGACCCTTGCCATATTTTAAAATGCTATATCCATCATGCCATACCGTATCTAGACTATACTCTGCTTTATAATCAAACTCTATTGGGCTAAATGCTGAAAGAAATATATTTGATAAACTTGATGAAAATGCATCAGATAGGTCTGAATAGTTTTCAATAATATTCTCATTATATGGTATATGGATAGTCATTGTATCTCTGTAATCTGTGTCTATTTTTACCGTATCTCCTCTTTTAATCGATGATGGAGACCAGTCTATCCGTGCACTGACCATGCCCTCTTCAATATCAGAACTAAGAGTAGAATAACTTTCAATTACATCTGAGTAAACAAATATTCCTGGTGCCAATTCTTTTTTATTCATTACCATTTTCCTAACGGACATGTTGCCAACTCTAGTTTAGTTTTTGCAAACATAAAACATCCACACTTCTTACATTGTTTTGTTAACTTTATTAGTTCTGGACAAGCCAAGCATGTTTGATATCTTGCCTCAGCCAATTCTGAGTCTACCTTTTGTGTTTTTGGATTTGCCAAATCCCATGGTCTTGTTTCTCCAAGATTTTGCTTATACTTTTCCCAAGCACTAAGGTTTTCTGACATTAAAACTATTCCTTTATTAGAACTTGTGGATTACTAGAAAGAGCCGCAATTGTCATAGCATTTTCTTCTGAGTCTACTACTCCATAAAAGAATTTATATTTTTGATCAACTAAAAATGCAAATTTTTTATCTTGGACTTTAGACTCTTGAATGTCTATTACGTCTCTATTTTCAGCATCAATAAAGTCTGATCCGTCCCACTCTGAATCTAGATATGGAATATAGGTTAGGTGAGTCATGTCGACTACAGATGGGTCAGAACTTAAAACATTAAACAATTCCAACTCTTGCTCATTAACAACATTTCCATCATTATCTGTTTCTATATAAAGAAAATCTAATAAATCTTTATCTATTTTTAATACAAATTGTGCCATTTTTTCTCCTTTAAATTAGTATATCATAAAATATTTTTATGCACAACCATAAGGGTCTGTCTGGCTTGCACAGGCACCGCAACCATTTGCATCATAGTATGAGTAGATTGCTGCCCATCCAGCACAAACATAGTTTCCTGTTGGCTGACAGTTTGGAGTACATGCAGGTGTGACTGCAGGTGTTACAGCAGGTGTGACTGCAGGGGTAACTGCTGGTGTCACTGCTGGTGTTACAGCAGGTGTTACTGCTGGGGTAACTCCTGGGCAAGTATAAGACTCTGCTCCAGTACATGGATTTACATAAATTGCTACGGATCCTCCACATGCTGAGCGATACTCAGTATATGAATAGACTGGTGTACAGTCTGGTGGTGTTACAGCAGGGGTAACTGCTGGTGTGACTGCAGGTGTTACAGCAGGTGTGACTGCAGGGGTAACTGCTGGTGTTACAGCAGGTGTTACGCTACATGCTGGAGGTCTAGATGGTGTTCCAGGATAAGTTACCTGAGAACACTCTGTGTGATAATTTTCACACACATTCGCAGTATCGTCTGTAGAAGATTCATACTGCTCTACTGGTAGTCCATTAATATAATATTTGGTTGTGCAATACCAAGTTGTGGCAGGTGT